AAGTCTTGTAGAGGAGCAGGGCCAGAAGCCCGACCGCCCATAGTTTTAAGACGAGCACCTTCAGGGCGAATCTTAGAGAAGTCCCAAGCATGTGTGTTACCAAGATATAATTCAGCAATAAGTTTACGGAGGGCCTTAGCCCAACCTTCAGCGCTGTCTTCAATCGAAATGGTACGTTCACTCTGTGAGAAGGTGTCGTTAATGATAGGTAGTTTGTTTACATATTGGGCCTCGGCAGAAAAGCCGACACCAGTTCCTGACATCAGGATATATAGGATTTCGTCAAATACACGGATATGGTCTACTGCAGCAAAACTACAGTTATAACCACGGAACGGGTTTTGTGCAAGAGCGTCACCAGCTGCCCACATAGCTCTCATGCTAGGCATTACCTCACGGTTATAAACGGCGGTTGACAGTTGTTGAAACTCGTTGTCAGTAATAACATTATTACTAACTTGCTTTTTCCAAAAACCAATCAATCGGTCTACAGTCTCTTCCCAAGTTTCACGACGACCTTCGGCCTCTAGATAACGTGAGTAGCGTGACAAGTGGATGAATGATTCGTAAGCGTTCATTTTATTTATTTCCTTTATTAAGCTTCATAGCCTGTAAATGAGTGAGAGGATTCTTTAGTTTCTTCTTCATCGTCACAATCACAATTGCATGTGTACTCGTCACAGTCCTCACATTCACAATCACAACCATTTAAGCAACCATCTACAACGGGAAGATCCGCATACATATCCTCAGAATGATCGATATTATGGTCAACATCCCAGTAATCCCGCATGAAAAGCAGTTCTTCTTCTGACCATGTTTTAGTTGCGGCTAAATATACATCAAGGTGGTCTCTTTTCTTAATAACAACCTTAATAAAGTTTTCATAGTGTTTCAAGGCCCTAGCGAGCTCAGGTTTAATTTCCATTAGTGTAGTGTCCTTTTAAAGTGCGGATTTAATGTTTCAAGCGCATAGTGATATACTTTATCATTCTCTTCTGTATCTTCGTAATATTCTTCTAATGCACCCTCAACAAAGCATCGAAGGGAAGGCGGGATCTTATTCAGATCTGCCTTACCATCTATAGCCATGTTGAGGATAATACTCAATAGTACTGCTTCTTCTTCCGTCATCTAAACCCTCATAAATTGACCAGTGTTTTGTCTTTCGGCTTGCTCTTCAAAGTCTGGGCCTTTGGCTAGTCTGCCAGTAGGGAAGTCATAAAGCAAAGCTCCAGAGGGGCCAGTGAGACCTGTATAACGGCACTTAAGAACTTTTGTTTTGATAGTGTTTCTTTCGACATCATCATCACTCCCTACATTACGGGCAAAGGCAATAATGTCCATGCTGATTTGTTTGATAGAACCAGAACCTCGGATGTCATCCATAGAGGGTAGCTTACCTTCTTCAAAGCTTTTTCCTTTGTTATCAGTCTTTCGTAGGTGACTAATAAGACCAATCCATACGTTATGTTTCTTAACAAGACGTAACAGATCATTCATTATCTTATCTATAGCCTCATTGCCTGTAAGGCCCTCTGCACCTTCAGACGCAAGAATAGTAATGTGATCGACAAAGAGGTATTTAGCCCCACTAAGACACATATACTCCAAAAAGTCCATAATAGAACCGTCTGAAATAGACCCTTGGTGATCAAGAACAAGTACTCTATCGTCTCCAAAGATTTTGTCATAACCTTCTTTAAGCTCTTCAAGGGGTATCTCCTCTGCTGCAGGGTTTCTATTTAAGGCCATACCACTCATTTTACGAGCAGTCTCAGCTGGTGATTCCTCAAGGGATACGATACCGATTTTGTCTTCCGTTGCGTCTAGCAAGTGAACAGCAATCTCACGCAACAGGGTAGATTTGCCAGAACCTGTACCTGAAGTCCAGAGGGTAATTTCACCGAAGCGCATACCCTTTAGCTTATCATTTAGTCCTGTCATGGACTCAGGGTAAGGGATAGACTCAAGCTCATTATAGGTCTCTAGTTGTGTCCAGAGGTCTTCTTTAGTAAGAATACCCGCTGGGGTATAGTCCGTTGAGTCGTATATAGTTTTAAGAACCTTATCTGGGTCTTTAATCCATAGATCTGACGCATCTTTCTCAGAAGACTTGGCTATCTTTACTTTATCATAGCCGATAATACGAGCAGCCTCCTTAGTAGCTGCTCTTCCAGCGTCATCATTATCCAACCAAAGGATTACTTCGTCAAAGTTTCTGATCCACTCACGCTCCTCAACTAGATCTTTAATAGAGGAGGCTGAACGCAAAGATACAACAGGATAGAAGGTCTTATATCGTTTAAACCATGCAGATTGTACTGCCATAGCATCGAGTTCACCTTCTGTAATAACGAGTCGTTTTCCACCGTTGAATAGTTGTTGTCCAAACAAGCCCCCTCTAATTTTACCCGCAGAGGTAAATTCTTTAGGTAGCTTTCTTATCTTGTAACCAGCAAGGTTGTCCTCGTTATAGTAGGGATAATAATGGCTGTCTATATTACCATCCATATCATAAGAGACCTTAACTCCGTAATGCTGAGAGACTTGTTTAAAGATGTTTCTTTCCTTGAACCCCCGGCTTGGGAATTCTTCTTTGATTTCTCTAAGACTTGGCCCATAAGAAACGGGTTCAAAGTCTGTGTTATTATTTGTCACAGTGATACCCTTTCTAGGTGCTGGTGTGCTCTTGCGGCAACTAAAACAGAATTTAGAACCGTCTTCATATATTTGGCTTGGATCTGACCCTCCGCAATAATCGCAGGGTTGATCTTTAACTACTATCCGTCCCATAGTTATTCTTGTTCTGTGTAAATTGCATAAGCCATAACTAGTTCGGATGTTTCCCTAAATAGGAAGTAAAGGAATATGGCTGCAACGAAATTGAAGCTTATAATATTAACTGCCCCTAGCAGCCCAAAGACTGCAGAGAACAGGCTCAATATAAACAACATCGTAGAAAGGTTTCTCATTGATATCTCCTCTTTACTAATCTAATATACTTGCGAGTCTTGTCTGTTATTGCTTCTTTAGGGACAAACCTAATCGCCGCAATTTGTCGATTATAGAATCTAGGTGTTGTACCATCTTCTAAATATTCAGTCATAGACTCCGACACCATTTGGCAGTACGCCTCGGCATAGTAAAGTCCACCCTTAGTATTATATACGTCTACAATCTCAAAGGAAAACTTATCATGACCATAAAGGGATATGTCTTTCTTTAGATGCTCGGAGGAACCTGTGTAGGTTCTCCAAGACATTTCTTTCCCATAGGTTTTTGACTTTCGTTTTCCACCATGAAAGAATTGCTTCTTACCCCAGTAAAATTGATTAGTAGACTTGTTATGTATACAATACAAGAACCCAAACGAGTTGGAGGGGTTAAACTTAAAGTTACAACTCCAATGACCTATTTCATCCTTTGATAGCATCTTCGTATACTTCTTTTCGGACTTTAAAGTGGTCATTAATGAACCTCCAAATGTGAATTAGCCGACCGTTGGCAATAAGATATTCGTAGCCTTTATCCCCATAAACATCGTTGTATGCTCTACAAACTGCAGAGCGCATTTCAGTATGTGTTTTGGCACTAGCTAATATCTTTTTAGCCTTTACTGGGCCTACTTTCCACAGGCCGGGGATGTTATCAACACTATCTCCTGTTAGTATTTGCTGCCAATAGAATCGTTCGGCATATTCTTCATCTATCTGATAAATAGACTTAGTACGGGGGTTGTAGTGACTCCCGGGAATACAATCCAAGTCTTTGTCAACAGATACAACAACACGGTTGATACCTGCCTTATCACACTCTAATGCCCATACCCGGACCAAATCATCAGCCTCACAATTGTCAGACACTACAGCACCGTCTAGTGTGCTTGTCCAAGACTTCAAGTCGCCAAACCATTCAGGTCTAGCATCTTTGGCTTTCTTCCGATTCCCTTTATAGTCAGGGAAAAGGTCTACTCGAAAGTTATCAGGGCCACCAAGGGCCATGACATAGTCTTTTGTGAACAAGCTATTTAAAACGTCATCGAAGTGCTCCATGAACTTCTTCTTTGCTTCGTCTAGTGATTCAGACTTCCATATAGACATATATACAAGAACATCACCATCAATAATAGCAATAGTCATACTACTAATTCCTTTAAATTACCCCTAAAAGGGGCGGTTAAGTCATAAGGGGACCCTATTTTTTCTCCTTAAATTTATGGAAATTTACTTCTTTCCGTTTAAAGCTCTCTGCTCTAGTTTATTATAGTTTATTTTCATGATCTCAGACAGATTACTACCTTCATGGCTTGCCATAATGGTGACGTACCAAAGAACATCACCCAGCTCGTCCAAGACTTGAGATCTTGTTCCCATTTGGATTGCATCTTCCACTTCTTCAGCTTCCTCCCGCAAGCCCTTTGCTAGGTCTTTATGGTGCCTGTGGCCGGGTTTAAAAAACTGTAAAGCGATAGTTTCATATAGATTAGCTTGCATAGTAAGCTCCTTCAGCTTTTGATAGAGACGCAATTATGTCTCTGAATTGTTGATGGGAAAGGTTAATTAGATCATAACACTTTGTATCTTCGTTGAATTGTCGTAGAACAACATCAGTCTCGTCTAAAATGACCTCAACATCTGAATATAACCCTG